CAACAACGGAAGAAGCGACCCTAAACCAGTTCCCTGTGGCTGATTAGACGGAGCACCAGCAGCAGTTTTGGCGGGTGTAGTTGCTGTTTTAGCTGGGGCTGTGGCTTTGGTTGGAGTAGTTAATTTTTGGGGGGTTCCCGCAATTGGTTTTCCGCTAGCATCAAACCCCGGACCAGTCCCTCGGTCAGTGAGCAAAGTGCCGCTTCGAGTATATTTAAGGACGTTACCAGCATCATCCCTTTCTTCCCACATTCCAGTCGTAGGGCTCCAAACAGCAAGTGGCCCAACCCCAGTGGGTCTGTCAGGAGTATCCCCCAACGAGGAATCAAGTCCGGAAGACGGAGTAAGATCAATATCAGAATACCCACTAGGTATATCTTGAAGGTATTTAACTGGGTCTACCTCTGAAATTACTGAGGGGGGAGATACCGCGCTTGTCTCTGCTGCTGGTGGAGGCTGCTGTTCAGCATATTGTTGGGCGACGATTTCATTTAGTCGCTCTTGGTCTGCGGATGTAAATGCACCTTCCGGCATAGTGCCGTCTGCATTAGGTAGCGTAACCCCACCCTTTGAGCCGAGCCCTCCAAGATCTAAACTACTAATGTAGTTACTTAGGTCTGAGCTGTTAAAATCATACCCGCCAAGGCCAATATCAGAGTACCCACTAGGTATGCTCTGTAGGTACTGCTCTATTTCGTAATCATCCATGTTGTTTCCTCCTACCGCATTTACTGCGCCTAAGTCCGTATTAGTTCCCGAAACGTTTACTGAAGATAAGTCCGGGCTAACCGGTTGCTGAAAGCTTGAATTAAAAGCACTAGTGTCGAACTGAGTATCTGAGGTTGACCGGTCATCAATTGGCGCAGTAGTCGAATCAAACCCAGTACTGCCCAACTTACCCAAGCCAACCATTGAGTTAAGTGCGCTAATCGGGTTGCCCGACATAATACCTTGGCCGAGTGAAACCGCTTTGCCGAGCGTGCTTAAATCTTGGTTACCTGCTAACGACCCCGCCGAGCCAAGCGCAGCACCAATGTTGGGGTTCCCAGAAGCTAAGTTTGATGCTAACGATGCAGCAGTGCCAACATCTCCAAGATTAAACCCAGTACCACCAATAGGAGTACTACCAAGGCCCCCAGCAAGATTAGAGTTGGAAGTGAGAGCATTTACCGCCCCCGTTAAATTCCCTTTATCAACTGCGTTAACTACATTTGCGCCAGTAACGGCGTTCTTTAGCCCATTAGCAACGTCTTTTAACGTGGATAAATAAGATCCAGCCGTAACATCTATAGGGAGTGTGGCATTTCCAAAACCTGTAGTTGGGGCACCCGCAGCCCAATCAGACCCAACAATATCTGGACCACCTATAAGTCCAGCGCCAGTAAGCCCAGCGCCCGCCAAACTAGCCAAACCACTTAAATAACCAAGAGGAGTACTAGCGTGGGCTAAGGTGTCCGCCCCTTTGGCAGCCATAACAAAAGGCTGGATTGGGGATGGAATAAGCGCCCCAAGAGCCATAATGGCTTGGCCGATTGGGTTATCTCTTAGAAACCCGTGAGCGCGTGGACTCCACTGCGGTTGAAAACTAACGTTGCCATTGTCGTCAGCGTTTAAATGAAAAAAGATGTCGCCGCCCTTGAGTCCCCCCGTGCCGTTTTGAATGATGCCAACACGATTAGGGTCAATGTCCTCGCCAGTAGCTTTGTTAAAGTATGCGTTTTCAATCGTGTCTGGAGCCTGATAGAACGATTCGTCCGACCCTGAAACTGCACCGGGGACAGTAACTTTCCTTACGCCAATGTCTTTTGTACTGTTAATGCCTTGCTTTTGAAGACCTTCAGCAATGGCTCTAGCTCGGGGGTTATCTCCACCAAGTTCCGCTAGCAAGGGCTTTAAAGCGGCTTCTTTTGCGGCGGTAGCTTCCTGATTACGTTTTTGTTGCGCGGCTGCGGCTTCCTGCCTTGCAGACAGAAGACCATCATCTTCGGTCATTTCACCGTTAAACAACTCGTCATAAGCCCTCATAATTAACCTACTTTCCAATTTGTGCCATCTGAATACACAGGCACTTTAGTTGACCCTCCACCGGCCACCGTAGATCCAAATGTAGACACAGAAGAATCAGTTACAAACAATCTTGATCCTGCTCCAACAACAGATGCACTCGGCAAATCGGCAACAAGCACAGGAGCACTAGCGTTTAGCTGACCTAAAAATTTATCTAGTCGGTTAAAATACAAACGCAATATATTGCTAAATTGATCTTGGTACTGCCGACCCCATTGGTCTGGCGCTAATGGAAGATTAGGTGAAGCAACTTTTTCAAAGGCGCTATCTGTTGTGACAACATAAGTCATCTTCTACCATCCTGACGAATATCAATTCGTGGTGCGCCTAGCTGCCAAGTAGTATTAATTTGATTAGATCCAACCTTTAAAATTAGCTGTCGGCCCCGTACTCGGGTGTACACAATCCCAGTAAATTCTTCAGTAATATTGTAGGCGGCTATTTTATTAACGTAGTCAACACCGGGATCCCCTGCACCTGAGCCAGAGTTAGCCATAGGGTACAAGGACATAGTTACTTGTGGGGCAGCCCCTGTGTCCGAATTGGTTGAATTATCAAACGTCAGATCGGGCAGTACGCGCCAAACATAACCAAAATTATGCCCGTCACCAATGTCAAACTCAGACGATGATATGTAGGCGTTTATGGGCGCTGTAGTATTTGTTGTATTGTCATTTATTCCAAATTCGTGATTCACAATATTTTGTGAATAAGTAGCTGCTTGTGGGTAGGTTCGCAATCCAGAATCATTCCAAGCAGTACGTGCCATCGTGCCGTAGTACCAAACTTTTTCTAAGTAGTTGTATATCACATACCTATTAATTGTGTTGGAGTCGGCGGAACAGTAAAACCACCAGACTTCGTTAAAGCCTTCGCTGGTACCCGCAAATACTTGTTGCCCTTGCCCCAAGTTAATATCCGAAAATATAAACCGCCGTAGGTCGCAACTAAGTGTTTGCACGCGCCCGTCATACATGTAGAACTTATCTACGCCCATCCAATAAATAACACCAGAGGCAATTATTGCTGAGTTCTGGCTTAAGATGGATATGTTATCGCCCAATAATTGAGTACCCCAGACAACCGGAGGCCCAAGATATTGGAACGAATATACTGTGGAGTCTGTAAAAACTACAATTTCTTGTCGAGTCTGGACCGCAGTAATAATTTGTGATCCGTGAGATAGCTGCACGCTACCGGCTTGGTTTGTGGCATCTGGGGTCCATTCTAGTACGTTGTTTTGATCTGACCACCGCACTAGCATTGGGTTTTGCGTAGCCGACCCGTAATCATTGCAACCGAACGCAAACACAAACCGGCTTGTGTCCGACACAAATAAATAGTTTTGGACCGTTGGGACGTCTACCAATAGCGAAATATATACACCAGACCCTGTCGTTGCGGTATTTACTTGTGCGCCACCAGTAGTAAGTAAGTTAGCAGTGAGCCCATTTACGTTAAATAAATAATACGTCGTACCCGCAGAAATGCCAGAGGGTAGGGACCCTGACGCAGCAAACTGAACGGCAGTGCCTTCTGATAAAACACTAGTTAGCGTAACTACCGCAGGGGAAGCGGCGGTAAAAGTCACTGTCCCGCCCAGAGTATTTAATAACACCCCGCGAGTAGTTAATCCGTTGCTTGCTTGCCAATAATAAATAGCCCCAATACGAGGCCCAAATACAAGGTCTTGACCAAAATTGTTTTGGCTCCAAATACGAAGCGCTATAGGGTTAGGGCTACCATTACCCCACGTACCAGCACCCCATCCACCAGCGCCCCAACCATTTAATGGTTGTTGATATTCAGGGCCGATACTAATTTGGTACGCTGCGGATACTGCCGAACCACCATAAGAGCCCGCAGTTAAAGCGGAAGATGTTGTGATGCTATAGGAGTTAGCAGTTAAAACTGCGGTAATACGGTATTCAGCGTTTAATGTAGATGCGTACGTACCCGTAGCGCCACTAAAAGTAACGTAATCCCCAACAGTTGCACCGTGAGATGGGGCGGTAACTGTGACGGTCGTAGTGCCGTTGGCTGTAAATGGGTTAGTACCTAGCGTAGTGGTAGCGCGAATCGGGGTAATGTCGTAATACGCGCCCCCGTTCTCAATGTAAAACTTTAGATTTGTACCTAACGCTAATAAGTTAAGGTTGTTAAGTGTTGTCCAGTTCCACATTGAGCGGCAGGTACCAACAAACGTATTGTTAGAAATTTGCTGCCAACCGCCAATAACTTCAGGGTTACCTTGGCGAAAACGAATTTTGTCACACTCGTACCAACCGCCTTCAGTTGTATACCGCGTGTTTTCCCGGTTCACTCCGGGCTTGAACAAAATTTTGGTTAGGGCCATTATTTGCTCGCTACACCCTTGTGCTTTTCAAACGACCTCATGCCGCCAAACCCAAGCAAACCGGCAAGCAACGTCATAAGTTGCTCAACGTCAAGATCCGGCGGCGGGTGCAGTTCTTTTGGGATTATATCCACCCCCTGACCAAAAGCCCACAGCCATTGCATCAAAGGGTATCCAAGGAATTGATAAGCCAAGCCAACCACCCCAACCCAACCCACAGCAGGACGCCAACCGCTGACAAATAGGCTAGTAGACGCAGCTTCAATCTTATTGATATCCACTTGTGCCAAATCAGTGGCTTGATCAATTTTCTTTTCCTCCAGATCGAGTTTGCGCTCTTCGAGCGCCATCTGGAGTTTCTCTTTATCGGTGGTAATGAGGTCACCGGCAACCTTACCCACGCCTTCAATTATTGATCCTATTCCAATCAAATCCATTACTTGAGTCCTTGCAGGGTACGATTGATCCAGCCGAGAAGGAATTTAGATTGCCCTCGGTCCTTGTTACAGATCTGCGCGTACCGGCTGATTTTGGCAAGGGCGTATGCGGGGAGAAACTTTTCTGGCGTACAGATGTTTAAGCGTTCGACGGTTTTTGCGCCGATTGCGCCGTCTGGAGTGACGCCGACGATGAGTTGGGCGAGCTTGGCTGCGACCCCGACTCCGGTGTTGACGGAGAAGTTGAAGATTGTCTCGGCAATAGCTTGGTTCGTAAGCTCGTCACCTCGGACACGATCCCAAAAATTAGATTTATAGAATTCACGGACCAAAGGCGTAGCTGACCCAAAGTCTTTACGGTCGATGAACTGCCACCCTGCCCAGTCGGGGTTTGGTTTTCTTGCGATTCCTGCATACGTCTGTCCTCCCCGGTCACCAGAAATGTCGGTTAATTGGTATCCACCTTCGTCGTGGATCATTTTTTCAAAGGCGGGGTTGAAGTCAGCCATTATTTCCTCGCCATCCGTTCTTCGAGAATTACAATGCGCTCACGGTTAATGTGAATCAGTTCCCGGTTCTCGTGGATCTGTTTCTCAAGATCCTGTCGCAGTTTTTCTCGCGCCAGTTCAGCCCCGGAGTTGGCGGCTTGTTTGTTGTCGGACGTTACAACCAGACTTATCTTTGCGTTAAGTACCGTTACGTCGTGACTGAGTTTGTCCAGTGAAGACATCAAGTAGACGACACAAGTAAAAAGGATTGGCAAGACGGCAAAGGCAGTCTTTTCGATTAGCTGGCTCTTGGCTTCAAGTTTTTCGCTCATTACTTATCCTTCATCTTGTTGATAATTTCGAATGCGGACTTGACTTTTTCCTCAAGCACCGCCACGCGCAAGTCAAGCTTGGACAGCACAATGATGAGCGTCACCAGACCAAGAAGCACGGGCCATGCTTTTAGGAAAAGTTCAGCTATTTCCATTTCCGTGCATCCTTATGTACTCACTTCGTAGAAACGACACTTTTTTGCGCCCATCATGTCGTTTGACTCTACCCAAGGCTGGCGGGTTGTTCAAGTATTCTGCGGCTCTCAAAATCATATCCGGGTCATCGTCAAAGCTACCTAGCGCTGTGTTACATCGTTTACACAAGATCCCACGAACATCATCAGAGTCGTGGCAGTGGTCTACTGCAAACTTGTACTGCTTGAGTTTGAGGGGGTTGTGACAGATAGCGCAATTATATCCCTGAAGTTTCAACAAAAAGTCATAATCTGTGGGGGACAGTCCAAACCGATCAAGGCGGTTTACATCGGCTTTACAGGGGCGGCACAGAAAGTAATCCTTGCGACCATGAATAATCAGGTCTTCTCTGGCAAACTCGCCAGCACATACAGCGCAAGAAGGCATTTGAACACCCCGGTGGGTCGCACCGGGGCCTGACCTTAGTTGTCGGTCTGTTCGTCGTCTTCTTCGTCTTCGTCTTCGTCTTCAGCGTCACCTGCTTCAGCAACTGCGTTGGCAGCAACTTCAAACTGGGCTTCGATGTGTGAAGAGAATAGCGATGATAGGGTGAACTCGTTGATGCCGCTTTCAACAGCGACAGCAAACGCAACAGAAAACAAACCGTTCAGCGCGTCAATCGGCTCCGAACCATCAATCGCATCAATGATCAAGTCTTTCATGGGAATCTCCGGGGTTAGGCGGGCAAGTGCCCGCCCCGAGTATGCCGTTTGAGTACGACAACAAGATTACTTCTTCAGACCTGTGGCTCTTCAACTTTGGGCATGGGCACCTGCGGGATCGCCTGCTCGCGGATCGACTGAACGACATCAGCAACCGCTTCGTACGGAGCTTTGCCCAGCGCAGCCATGATCAGGTTGACTTGAGCCAGTGGCAGCTTGAGGGTGATTTCGGTGTTTTCCATTTAGTTAGTCCAAGGAAGTTGAGGTGAAACGACAGGTGGGTTGATCTGATTGTTGATCTGCTGCTGCACAGCAGCTTCGGCAGATGCTTGATCTACACCGCCAGCCCAGATCCAGCCAAGTACAATGTCTTGAGTCAGATCAGCAAACGGCGTGTAGGGTGTACCAGCTACATAGGTAACAGCGCAGGTCGAGTAGACCGAGCCGTTGTAAGTGCCGTCTGTGCCGGAGCAGGTCCAGTGAACAGTGAACACTACGTCCGTCTGGCCTTCTGCTTGCGGGTAGCAGTCGAGTTGGGATACGGTCCATGTGAAAGTAGTCATTTTGCTTCCTTTAAAGGTTGTGGTGTAGGCTGAACAATAGTTGTCACGCCGTTTTTGGTCTGTTGAATAAAACCATTGGGTTTAATTTGGATTGAATTTCCCCATGTCTGGGGCTTTGTCAAATCAACTGTTTTTCCATCAATTTGAATCATTTTGCCTCCAGTTGGGCGATACGGATACGAAGGGATTGGATTTCTTTGACTAACATTGGGACCAGTTTGGAATAGTCCACAGCCATCATTTTATCTTCGTCTTGGGGTTGGTATACAGCTTCAGGTGCTATCGTAACAAGTTCTTGAGCAACAAAGCCATAACGTTGATGAGTGTTATCTGACTTCCAATCAAACTGTCGGACTTGGATTGCATCAATCAAATCAGACGCAGATTCAGCGTCTTGAATATTTTCTTTTAACCTTTGGTCAGATGTGGTGTTGTATAAGGTTACGGTGCCAGTTGCTGTTGAAATTGAGCCAATTTCAGTTTGGCTTGTTCCATATTGAAAAGTAATAAACCCTGCGTTCCCACTTGTAGTTAAATTGCTAATATAATTAACATAGTTGACATTGTTTCTGGTAAACGAACCTACGCCGCTAGACGATAAAACTATACCTGCACCTGCGCCCGATGAACTTGTAGTCCCCACCAGCAGGTTGCCGGAGGCATCCAGCGTCATTGCCTGTGTGAATGTGATTGCATTACCTGCTGTGCCGGAGGGGGCGTTGTACCAAGAGTGAACCCCGTTGCTTTGGTTGTAGTAACTTACAGGCAAAGAACTAACTGCATATTTCCATCCTGAGTTGTAATAAGCACCTGATGTCAAATTTATATTTGACCCAGAAAATCCATAAAGTGCATTACCAACCGTGCCGATTTCAAATGCTTTAGCAGTTGATGAAGTTGTCCAAGCACTCGGCGTAACCCCCAGACCAAGGTTTCCGGAGGAGTCGAGGCGCATCCGTTCGGTATCGCTAATCAAAAAACGAAGCGGATTGTTTGTAGTATTGAACAAAGGGCCTGTGGAATCGGCATAAATATTCATGCCAATGGCATCATCGGATGTTCTGACTCGGACAATACCTGAATGTGTAGCATCAGGTCCAATTACAGCCAGAGTTTTAAAACCCGCATAGTTGTTTGCTGTCCCACCAATACCAAGGTTGCCAGAGGAGTCGAGACGCATCCGTTCGTTGCCGTTTGTCCAGAACAACATCGGATAAGCACCTGTTGCAAAAAAGTTTGTAGCGTATGCAACTCCAAATTGAGAACCTGTTGAATCATCTCTTGCGATGGTGGTTTCACCGCCAGTATTAATAATTGAAAATTTTACAGAGTTTGTAGTCCCGGCAAAACGTGCATTACCTGTGACGTCCAGCTTAGAAGCAGGCGAACTTGTCCCAATACCCAGTCCCGTGCTGGTCAGGCGCATTTGTTCGGTAGATGAAGCATAAAATCGTTGTGATGCCGTGCCAAATATTGTTAGGTCATCACTTGTCCCGCCATTGATGCCGCTGTCGGTGCCAATAGTCCATTTATTTACGCTGTTACGTTGAAACTGAAGATACGAACCGTAACTTGAAGCATCGCTTCCATTGAGTCGCAATACGCTATTGTTTGTTCCTGTACCACCAGCCCCTGAAACCAATGTGCCAGCGCCATCAAACGTCAGCGCAGAACCAGTGGTCAAGACCTTGGAACCGTTGAGATAGGCAACACCACTGGCTGTACCGCCGGACAAAGTGACAGCCCCGCTAATTGCAGCAGTTCCAGTTACCTCCAGTTTGTATCCCGGCGAACTCGTCCCAATACCCAGCCCCGTGCTGGTCAGGCGCATTTGTTCGGAGCCGTTAATACCGAACAGCAACGGAGTTGCGCCCAGCGTAGTGAAGTTGGTTTCCGTTGTATTACTGGTAATTCCTGCGGTACGAGAAGCATTTACTCCAAAGTCAATACCTGAAGAACTACCTGTTGCAGCATTGATTTCAAAGAACGCACTTGACGATGATGTCAGCCCAACACTACGCCCATAAAATCTGCCAAACGGATCTCCACTTCCACCAACACCTAAATTCGTACCATCGAACGTCAGGTTTGCAGAGTCTTGGAGTAGGCCAGATGTACCAGCATATGTCACGCGACCAGAAGTCAATGAACTCAACGACAGGCTCGCACCAGCAATTGTTCCTGTTAGCGTAGGAGACGCGGACAAGACATTGTTCCCAGTACCCGTGTTGGTCACGCTCACTACGTTCTTGCTGGCGTCCAGTGCCAGTGCCGTAGAAGCTGTCAGGCCAGATAAAGTGGTTGTGCCTGTAACAGTGACGTTGGTGAACGAAGCTGCGCCGCCTGTGTTGCTGATCTTGATAAAGTCCGAACCGTTCCAAGCAACCTGAGCCTTTTCATTCACACCTAGTGTGACACCTGTCGTGGGTCCAGCACCGCAAATCTTGACCGTGTACGTCCCTGACGTATTGATGATCGTGTAGATCTTGCTCGCTGCCGGTGCCGTGATAGTGATGTTGGCTGATGCTGGAGACGCGATGATAATCGCATATTGAGATGATGTAGATCCAAGACTTGCGTTGGTCGTTTTAGTTAGCGTCGTGTCGGTCGTAACCGTCTGCGCCCCGGCAACAGCAGCGTCAATATAGTTTGAAATGTAGTTATTGACCGTATCGCCCCAAGTCCCTGATAGCTCCCCCGTAGCAGGGAGGGCAAGCCCTAGTAGCGTGGTATATGAAGTAGCCATTTCAAGTCCTTAAATTGTCGTGATCAATGCCCAATTTGGGGATTCATTATTGTTGATGGCCGTCCAAGTGGGTGTTTGGTTGTCATCTATAGCCATCCAATACCTATACCCAACATTTCCAGCCCTACCGTTTGCCGTTACACCCGTTAGAGCAACTACCTTACTTACCGTTACTGCCCCAACAAAACCACTTGCCGATACGTTAGTTAGCACCCCAACTTTTGCATACTCTACAGTTCCAACATTTCCTGACCCAACAACCCCACTTATAGCTTTGGAGATTGTAACAACCGGAGATCCTGTAAGCCCAGACCCCAATACCCCCAACAGAGGGGGAGAAGCTATTACGCTACCAACCAGTCCAGACGATCCAACCCCAGATATGGAAACAGTTGGGTTTGCTCCTACAGTTCCGACATTCCCTGTTGCCGAAGTACCTGTTGCAGCGAGCGTACCGCCCCAGCCGTTTGCCCCCCAAGTATTGTCACCCCAACCCAGACTCACAGATCACCTCGGTTGGTTATAACAGGTCGTCTACAACTTCCCAAACCGGAGTCTGCGTATCATTTATGCTTGTCCAGTTGGGGGTTTGGTTATCGTTGATGATGCTCCAGTAAAGAACGCCAAAATCGCCAACCGCGCCCATTGCACGGCTACCTGTAATTGCTACAAGCCTCTGCCCTATTGATACAGATTGTACGGCACCGGAAAGAGAATTGCCAGAAATTGAAGCATAGTATATGGCTTCACCAGTCATTGTCCCGACAGATGCGGTCGATGCCGCGCCGGTCAAAGCAACCGTTCTATTAGTAGTTGGGATTCCAACCGAACCCGCAGCTTGTGTACCCGCTACTCCAAACCCAGCAACAAGAGTGCCGACTGAGCCAGATGCGGATACCCCAGTCAGCGGGCGTCCATAAACTACTGTATCAACCGCGCCTGATGCAGAGTTACCGGTTAGTGCGACAGTAACCGAATTTGTTACGGTGCCGACAGAGCCTGTGCCAGAAACACCCGATAAAGTTCTGGGTATAGACTGAGTGACTGACCCAACCGCACCATCGGCAGATACCCCAGTCAGAGCAAAACTACGCGCGGCAACCGTTACCGTGCCGACAGAGCCTGATGCAGAATTCCCAGTAAGTGCTGTTGTTGCACTGAGTGATACTGAACCTACGGCCCCAGATGCTGCGGCACCCGTAATGCTTACCGTAGAAGTTGGAGTGGCTGTATTAACTAACCCAGATGCGGCGTTGCCGGTAATCGCAACTGACCGCGCTCCAACAGTTACTGAACCAACAGAGCCGGATGCAGAAACCCCGGTAATTACAGCACTAAATACTACGGAGCCTGTTGCCCCAGCAGCAGATACCCCGGTAAGTGCAACAGATTGAGATGCAGTAGGGGAATTAACTAAGCCTGATGCCGCATTTGCTGTAAGTGCAACAGACTTTGATTGGGTGGCGGAACCAACTAACCCAGACGCAGCTACGCCTGTTATAGCTACCGTTACATCACTACCACCACCGTTGCCAACTTCAAATGCGGTCGGCTCAAATGCACCAGACTGGAACGCTCCAGCCCCAGCTACACTTGCATATCCTGCTAAACCTGATGCCGAAACACCAGATAAAGATATGGTTAATGAAGAAGTAACTGAACCAACTGCGCCGGACGCCGAGTCTCCGGTAAGTGGCACTACATAATTTAAACCACCAACAGACCCTGCTGCATTTACGCCCGTAAGCCCAACAGCTACAGATGAAGTGGCAGAACCAACTGCGCCGGACGCAGTTACACCGGTTATTGACCCAGCGCTTCCAACCTCAAACGCAGTCGGTTCAAATGCGCCTGATTGAAACGCTGCGGCCATGACTCACACTATGGTTGTTTAGGCCATGTAATGTTGAACGGGTCGTCCTGAG